CCGTCGAACTGCGCCGATTGGCACTGAAGCAGTGGGTTTCACTGACGGATGGGGAGATTGACATACTGTCGTGCGAGACTGTTAAAGGTAATAAATCAGTCAACTGGCTATGCAAAGTCCTTGAAGCCAAGCTAAAGGAGAAGAATCATGGATAGAGAAGACATTATCCGCATGGCGCGGGAGGCTGGATTGGCTTACGGATCTGACGAAAAGCCATTAAATTCTGTAACACGCTTCGCTGCCCTTGTCGCCAAGCATGAACGTGAGGCGTGTGCGAAGGTGTGTGAGGAAATCAAAGGCGTGAAGTTGCAAGGCTACGAGTTTGCCGCCGCCATACGAGCAAGGGGAAACACATGAGCAAGAAAGGACTTTTTGATGACGTACCCCTTGTTAATCCTGACAGAGACAAAGCATGGGCAGCATTCATCAAGCGCAAAGATGTTAAAGCGATGATGAAACACAAAGAAGATTTTAAGTTCCCGCTCGATGGGTCATATGACCTGTGGTGTATCGTTTGGGAGAAGGCTTGGCATAAAGGGTTTGAAGCAGCATGGAAGGAAAAGAATAAATGAAACGAAAACGAGGACCGAACAAAAACCCAACGCTTATCCATACGAACATACGATACCCAAGAGAAGTCATTGAATACTTTATGCACAACGGTGAAGGGGCATCGTGCAACATACGTATGCGTAACGCTTTGATTGAATATGTCAAAGGGAAAACTAATGGCAACACCAGAATCGAAAGTCAAGAAGAAGGTAGTGGACCTACTAAAACAGTATGAGATTTATTACTTTTTTCCTGCTACTCATGGTTATGGTAGGTCAGGCATACCTGACATCATATGTTGTATACGAGGCTACTTCCTTGCTATAGAGTGTAAAGCAGGAACAAACAAACCTACAGCCTTACAGCTACGAGAAATAGAACTAATACAAAAGGCTAAGGGTGTGGCATTCGTAGTCAACGAAGATAACATCGAAACACTACATACAACCATCAAAGAGATCCTACGTACATGAACATTATTATTATCGATTTTGAAACTTATTACAGTCGAGACTTCTCTCTTACTAAGATGACAACAGAGGAATATGTACGCAGCCCACACTTTGAGGTTATCGGTGTAGCAGTCAAAGCCAACGACGAAGATACTAAATGGTTTAGTGGTACGTATGCAGAAACAAAAGAATTCCTACAGCAATTCAACTGGCGCGAGTCTCTTGCGGTTGCTCACAATGCTATGTTTGATGCCGCTATTCTTACTTGGCATTTCGGCATTAAGCCTCGTGGATGGATTGATACGCTTAGCATGGCACGGGCAATACACGGCACAGAAGTTTCAGGTAGCTTGGCGGCATTGGCGAAGCACTACCAACTGGGGGTTAAAGGTACGGAAGTAACCAACGCGCTAGGTAAGCGTAGACTAGATTTCACACTGGAAGAACTTAGAAAGTACGGTGAGTATTGCGTCAACGATGTTGATTTGACCTACGACTTGTTGCAGTGCTTGATAAAAGATTTCCCGCAAATGGAAATGCGGTTGATCGACCTGACAATCAAGATGTATTCAGAGCCTGTGCTTGTGCTTGATAAGACCGCGCTGACTGAACACCTAGCAGCAGTGCAGAAAAAGAAAGAAGACTTACTAGCCAAGGTTACTGTTGATAAAGCGACACTGATGAGCAACCCTCAGTTCGCAGATGTGCTAACAAGCCTTGGGGTAACACCACCCATGAAGATCAGCCCCACCACGGGGCGTGAGACCTTGGCACTAGCTAAAAATGACGAAGAGTTCAAGGCGCTGGCTGAACATCCTAACCCTGATGTGCAAGCACTTGTTGCTGCTCGGCTAGGTACTAAGTCAACGCTTGAAGAAACGAGGACCGAGCGGTTCATAAGTATTGCAGAGCGCGGGAAGATGCCCGTGCCGTTGAAGTATTACGCTGCACATACAGGCAGGTGGGGCGGCACAGACAACCTTAACCTACAGAACCTACCAAGATCATCCCCCCTTAAACATGCCATCCGTGCACCGCAAGGCTATGTGATGATCGACTCTGACTCCTCGCAGATTGAAGCGCGGACACTGGCTTGGCTAGCAGGGCAGTGGGACTTGGTGCAAGCCTTCGAGCGTGGGGAGGATGTGTACCGCATCATGGCTAGTGCGATCTATAACAAGCCTGTGGAAGATATAACCAAGGACGAACGCTTCGTAGGCAAAACAACGATTTTAGGTAGCGGGTACGGTATGGGTGCTAAGAAGTTCCAAGCGCAACTTAAGACTTTCGGTGTAACTATCGCAGAGGAAGAAGCGCAGCGCATCATCTCGGTGTACAGGGAGACTTACCCCCGCATCCCGTTGCTTTGGAAGGACTGTCAGAAAGCACTTGTGGCTATCTTAATAGGGCAAAGAGCAGGACTGCCGGAGGATAAGCCTCAGATATATGCAGAAGGTGAGAACGGTATCAGACTACCTAACGGGTTATATCTCAAGTATCCTAACCTGCGGATTCAGGTTACGCCGGAGGGTAAAGAAGAGTTTGTGTACGACACCAAGAAAGGTAAAGCAGTTATCCCTAACCGCATATACGGTGGGAAGGTAACAGAAAACTGTATAGCCGGAGGCACTCTTGTTTTGACTAACAACGGATGGAAACCTATTGAGGATATATCAAGTAAAGACAAAGTGCACGATGGAGTAGACTTTGTATCTCATGGGGGTGTAGTATTCAAATCAGTACAAACTTGTATACAAATAGATGGTGTTTGGATGACCCCGGACCATGAGGTGTTAACAAATGATGGATGGAAAACTGCATCACAGAACCCCCAACCTTACAGGCCAAATCTTTGGGGCGTTAACCGCTATAAACCCAGAACACAGCAATGGCAAGAAAAGGTACTGGCGATTTCGATGTCAATGTGGAACGCATTGCGTAAAAGTTGGGACCGACGTACGCAAAGAAACAAAACGCGGGGGTACACCCAATTGTGGGTGTTTAACAAAACAACTTATAGCGAAAGCAAATACTACTCATGGGATGAGCAAACACCCGGCGTTTGCTGTATGGCGTTCAATGGTGGACCGCTGTTATTTACCAACCCATCAAGCGTGGGCAAACTATGGGGGCAGGGGTATTTCAGTATGCGAGGGGTGGCGACAAAGCTTTCAAGCCTTTTGGGGCGATATGGGGTCAACGTACCGGCGCGGTTTAGATTTGGATCGTATAGACAACAATGGAGGGTATACCCCTCAGAACTGCCGATGGACTACGCGCCGCATCAGTTCAATGAACAGACGCAATACCGAACGACGGATAGATGTGGTGGAACTGAGCAAAAGTACAGGGGTATCAACAAGCACTATCTACTACCGTCTAGCGCACAACTGGCCTCTGAACAAGCTAACTTTACCGCCGTCGCCGAAAAACAGGTGTACGACATAATAAATTGTGGGCCTAGACATAGGTTCGTAGTCCTCGGTAATGAGGCACCTTTTATAGTGCACAACTGTTGCCAAGCTTTGGCTAGAATCATTATTGGCGAACAGATGTTGCTGATCGCTAAGCGGTATCGTGTGGTTATGACCGTGCATGATGCCATTGCTTGTGTAGCACCAAAGGAAGAAGCAGAGATCGCTAAAGGTTTTGTTGAACAGTGTATGAAGATGCGGCCCGATTGGTGTGAAGAGCTACCGTTAAACTGTGAAGCAGGGTATGGAGAAACTTATGGAAGTTGTTGATTTTGTTGATTATTCTGAGAACACTATCAGGGTTGAAAAGCTACTTGCAGAATTAAAAAATCTGTTGCTTAATAGGAGGTTTCAGGAAGCCGTAGAGCTTTGTCCCCTGCTATCTACAGAGGTCCGGCTACTCAACCACAGCATCAAATTAGCCCACGAAACCCATGAGCAATATCAGTTGGTCGTACAGCAGCCTCAAAACATTTCAACAGTGTCCACGTAAGTATTACCATCTTAAGGTTAAGAAGGATGTCAAGGACTCAGGTAGTGAAGCAACCTTGTACGGCAAGGAGCTACACAAAGCAGCGGAGGACTACATCAAAGATGGTGTGCCAATACCAGAGCGGTTCGGATTTATTCAGGGGATGCTTGACTCTCTGGTAAGGATCGAAGGCACAAAGCACTGCGAATATGAAATGGGGTTGATGAAGGAGGGAGACTCGCTCTCCCCCTGCGGGTTTAATACAAAAGGGTTTTGGTGGAGGGGGATAGCAGACTTACTAATCGTTAACGAGGACAAAGGTGTAGCGCACCTTGTTGACTACAAGACCGGGAAGAACGCTAAGTTTGCGGACACTCAGCAGTTGGATGTGCTAGCAGCGGCAACCTTTATTCACTTCCCCAAGATCCACACAGTTAAATCAGCGTTGTTATTTGTAGTCAGTAAAGAGTTTATCCAGAAGAAGCACACAGTTGATATGAAGCTTGAGTATCTGGAGCCGCAGATTCAGCAGTTGTCTAGGTTGGAAGCAGCATTTGAGAACGGCACATGGAACCCAGTAACGAGTGGTCTGTGTAAGTTCTGTCCAGTGTTTAGTTGTGAACATAACCCGAAAGGACTTGATCATGCCTTACGTCAACAAACCTAGACCGTACAAAAAAGAATACCAACAACAACTGGCACGAGGAGAGAAAGACGAGCGCAAGGTGCGCGAGCAAGCAAGAGATCTGATTGATCGTAAAGGTAAAGATGCTAACGGCAACGGTAAAGCCGATGTACGTGAAGGTAAGGACATAGACCACAAACGCCCAATCACAAAGGGTGGTGGCAACAGCAAGAAGAACCTACGCATCACCTCGGCAAGTGCCAACCGATCATTCAGTCGCAATAGCAATCACACAATAAAGCGTAACGACTAGCATGGAAGTGATCGACAACAGAGCGCTGCTTATAAAGACCAAGTATCCTGATCGAATAACAGCCGCCATAGAAAAGAGCAAAGTATTAGGGCAGGAAGATGGTGTGTACGAGGTTGCAGTTAAGTGGGGTCTCAATGAGGCTCAGCTTCTTAACCAATTCATCAAAGGCGTTCCATCTCCTATATCAACAAAGTACGATTGGCCGGGACAGTTCCAACCCTTTAATCATCAAAAAACTACAGCAGAGTTCTTAACACTTAACCGCAAGGCGTTCTGCTTCAACGAACAAGGCACAGGCAAGACTGCGTCCGTTATCTGGTCTGCTGATTACTTAATGAAGCTTGGGTTAGTGCGCCGTGTCTTGGTGGTATGCCCGCTGTCTATTATGAAGTCGGCATGGCAGGAGGATCTCTTTAAGTTTGCTGTACATCGTACATGTAACGTAGCCTACGGAACCGCAGCGCAACGAGTTAAGGTAGTGAATAGCTGTGCTGATTTTGTTATAACAAACTTTGAAGGCGTTGAGATTATTGAAGATGCAGTTACTGCCGACGGTACGTTTGATTTGATTGTGGTCGATGAAGCCAACGCTTATAAAAATGTATCGACTAGACGTTGGAAAGTTATGAAGCGTGTATCGGATCGTGCCAAGTGGTTGTGGATGTTGACTGGCACACCAGCCGCGCAATCACCTGTTGATGCTTACGGATTAGCAAAACTAGTCAACCCAGATAACACGCCTAAATTTCTTGGATCGTTCCGTGACAAGGTGATGCAAAAGGTCAGTCAGTTTAGATGGATACCCAGACCCAATGCAGAGAATGTCGTGCATCAAGTATTGCAACCTGCAATTAGGTTTGAGAAAAAAGATTGTATCGATCTACCTGAGTTTATGCACGTAGAACGAGATGCACCTCTAACACCACAGCAACGCAAGTATTACAAGATCCTCAAAGATCAGATGATGATCTCGGCAGACGGCGAAGATGTTACGTCTATGAACGCAGCTACAAATTTAAATAAGCTGCTACAGATTTCTGGTGGCGCAGTCTATACGGACACTAGGGAAGTTATAGAGTTTGATGTATCCAATCGATTACAAGTCATTGAAGAAGTTATCGAAGAAGCTAGCCATAAGATTTTAGTATTTGTACCGTTTACCCATACCATTGAACTGCTAAGCAAGCATCTAACCAAGGCAGGCATAACGTCAGACATTATCAATGGAGCGGTATCTGTTAATCGTAGAGCTGCAATTATTAAAACATTCCAAGAGCAGCCTGAACCCAAAGTGCTTATCATCCAACCACAAGCGGCATCGCATGGACTGACGCTAACTGCTGCTAATGTGGTGATATGGTATGCGCCTGTGACTTCTGTAGAAACTTATCTGCAAGCCAACGCTCGCATCAATAGGCCCGGACAGAAGAACACAATGACGGTGGTGCACATATCGGGCAGTCCAGTAGAGCGCAAGCTTTACGAGATGCTTAAAAACAATATCGATGTGCACTCCCGTATCGTTGACTTGTATGGTCAAGAGTTAAAAGAAACTTGACAAAGTCAATACAATGCTGTAAAGTTCTCTAACACTATAACTTAAAGGAGCTAGCATGGATGACAACATCCAAGACCTTGTGTCCCCTGAAGAAAAGCAAGCTGTCCCTGTGGATAAGCTAGCGAGTATCTATATCAAGATCCGAGATGCACGAGCAAAACTTAAGTCTGAATACGAAGCGCAGGATGTAGCACTTCAAGAGCAGATGGATTTGATCGAAGAGCAACTATTGGAAGCTTGTAAAGCTATAGGTGCAGACAGTATTCGTACAGCAGCAGGTACTGTGATTCGCAGTGTGAAGAACCGTTATTGGACTAACGATTGGGATTCCATGTACGGTTTTGTACGAGAGCACGATGCGTTTGGTTTATTAGAACGGCGCATTCATCAAGCCAACATGAAGCAATTCATTGAGGAAAATCCAAACCTATTACCGATGGGTCTGAACACTGACAGTC